CAGATGACTGGGAGCGGACTACTGGCTCAATTTATAATTATGTTTTGGATGCCGATATTACAAAAGCATTTATAGAGGCTAAACAATTATTAAATCAATCTCTTTTTAATGATAACGAAGGCATAACCTTAGGGTATCTTTATTTAACGGCTCATTTTTTAGTTTTAGATTTACAAAGAAGTAGTCAAGGGATTAACTCGCGAGGCACAATTTTAGCTCAAAGTCAATCGGTTGGGAGCGTTAGTGAAAGCGGATATTTACCAGACAAGATGTATAATAATATAATTTTTCAACAATATCTAATGACTGGATATGGTTATAAATATTTGAATTTGGTAATGCCAAAACTAGTAGGTAACGTATTTTGTATAGAAGGTGGCACAAATGCCTAATAATGAGATTAGGTTTGATATTTCTAAATTACAAAATATTAAAAAAGAATTGTTAAAAAAAAGCTATGTAAAAGTTGGGATTTTAGGCAGTAAAAACGCAAGAGACGATAAAGAAACCAACGCAAATATTGGATTAAAGCATGAGTTTGGAAGTGCTAGCGAAAATTTATCAGAGCGGTCTTTTTTAAGAATGCCATTAAATACGAAGTTGAAAGAAAAGCTAAAAGAAATTAACAAAGACGCAATGCAATCTTTGATTAAAAAAGATATTGTTTTGTTTCTAAAAAAGCTAGGTGTTTTGAGTGAGGAAGTTATACAGAATGCGTTTGACACTGGCGGCTTTGGGAAGTGGAAACCTTTAAGTGATATAACTAAACAAAAGAAAGGTTTTGATAAGATTTTGATTGAAACTACACAGCTTAGAAAGTCTATAACTAGCGAGGTCGTTAATAAATGATTATTACAAATGCAAAAGATAATCTATTAAATACTAGTTATGGCAACTTACCAAACTTACAAAATCCTATAATAAAATGGTTTTTAAATATTGATTTTATACGAATAACAAAAAGTATAGTAGATGGCGAAGTTAGCGAGGTTGAAAACTTAGAGACTTTTAAGGGTGTTATTCAAAATTTAGATAGTAAACAATTGCAAATTAAACCAGAAGCACAAAGGGCTTGGGGCTGGAAAATGATACACGCTTTGCCATCTTTGGTTTTAAATGTAGACGATAAAATTAAATATAATGATGTTAAATATAGAGTTATGAATATTAGAGATTTTAGAGAATACGGATATATTGAATATCATATCGTAGAGGATTATTTAACAAATGAGTAAAGAAGTCATAAAAGTTATTTTAGATATTATTAAGACAGAAATGGACTTAGATGACGAACGAATTTTGATATATAATCAAAAATGGATATTACCGAATACAGACGATATTTTTGTTTATCTAAATTATGTTAGTGAAGATATTATCGCTAATAATACTTATTACGAGGATAGGGTCGGCGGATTTTACGAAGTCCAAACATTAAATAAAAGAGATGTAATAGGTATCAATATTTTTTCAAGGAACAATACGGCTAGAACTAGAAAAGATGAAATACTAATGGCTTTAACTTCAACATACGCACAACAACAGAGCGAGAAATATAGCATTAAAATTGCTGAAATACCTATGGCTTTTAATGATGTATCAAGCGTTGAAGCTGCTGCAATGTTGAATAGATATAATGCGAATATTGGAGTATTTTCAAGTATTGTAAAAGAAAAGGTTGTAGATTATTACACAACTTTTAGTAAAGAGTCTTATAGAAGTTTATAAAATAAGGAGTTAAAAAATGGCAGATTTAAGCATTACTAATATTGTCAATGTTAACATTAACGAGCCGCAAACGGGAATTTCTGAGTATAAAGTAAATAATTTAGCAATTTTTACAAAAGAAACACCGATTGCAACATTGTCAGATGGATATGGAATTTATAAAGATAGTATTTCGGTTGCGGAAGACTGGGGAACTACAAGCGAAGCATATTTACAAGCAAAAGCAATATTCGCACAATCACCAAACATAAAAAGCGGTGATGGTGATTTGATTATAATTCAAGTTCAAGAAAGTTTATCGGCAACGGCTGGGAAGTTTGAGACTTCTAATATTTACGAAAATATTGCAGCAATAAAATTGATTGATGACGGCGAATTTACCATCGCTATTGATGGTGCAGCCAGTGCTAATATAACTGGCTTAGATTTTACAAGTGCAACAGATTTAGCAGATATAGCTAGCGTTATTGATACCGCCCTAACTGGTGCAAGTGCGTCAGCTGATTCTACAAACGGCTCAATTGTAATAACAAGCGATACGACAGGAGCAAGCTCGTCTATTGAAATAACAGCATATACAGGCGGTAGCGGAACAGATATTAGTATTGCTACATTATTTGATTTTGATAATGGAACACAAACAGACGGAAGAGCTGCTGGCGATGAAACATTAGAAGAGGCTATTGTTAGAACTCAATCAAGCGTATTCTATTTTGGAATTTTAGCAGCTTGGGATATAACAAGCGAAATCGTATCATTATCTACTTTTATGCAAACTGTTAGAAAATTATTATTTTTCTCTCAAAATTCAACAACGGCTTTAAATCCGGGCGGTGTGTTTTATACAATTAAAAATTCAAGTCTTACTCATACAAGATGTTTGCTTTACACAATTTCAGCACAAGACGCTAGATTGATGGCTGCGGCTTATGCCTCTAAGGGTATGTCTACAAATTTTGACGCCTCAAATGCTACTCAAACTTTGAATTTAAAAGATTTAGCAACTATCAATGTTGATAGCGGGATTACTCAAACAATTAAAAATAAATGCGAAGAGTTAGGCGTAGATATATATGCGAGTATTTCTGGAATACCAAAAGTTTTTAGTTTTGGAGCTAATAGATATTTTGATAGCATATGGAACGAGCTTGCATTCGTTGGAGATTTGGAAGTTGCTGGATTTAATGCTCTGGCAAAAGTTAGTAGCAAAGTTCCACAAACAGAGTCAGGAATGGAAATTTTGAAAGGGGCTTATAGAAATGTTTGCGAGCAATATGTTGTTAATGCGTTTATAGCTCCTGGAACTTGGAACTCAACGGATACTTTTGGCGACCCACAAACTTTAATTGATAATATATCAAACTTTGGATTTTATATATATTCACAACCAGTAAATAAACAAAGTCAAGCAGATAGAGAAGCTAGAAAAGCACCAGTGGTTCAAATTGCATATAAAGAGGCTGGGGCTATACATTCAACAATCGTAAATTTATATAGAAACGCTTAATTAGGAGGCTTTTAAATGAATGTAGTTTTAACAGGGCAAGACACTTTAAAGATAAATGATACAATAATGGATGAGTTGGCAAATGGAGAGAATGTCGCTTTAACATTTCCTAACGAATTATTTACAGTTGAAAAAGGTAAAAATGGAGTTGCTTTGTATGCTAAGAACGAGCAAGGCTCTATTAGTGAAATGACTTGTAGATTTAAAAGAGGTGGTGCAAACGATAAGTTTATGAATAATATTCTTAATGCTGCTTTAAATGATTTTGCTTCTTTCGTTTTAATAACTGGCGAGTTTATTAAAAGATTGGGCGATGGGAACGGAAATATTACAAATGATACTTATTTTTTAAAGGGCGGAATGATTTCAAAATATCCAGAAACAAAAGCTAATGCTGATGGAGATGTAGAACAGGCAGTTAGTGTATATACAATTAAATTTTCTGAAATTAAAATCATAAAAGGATAATAAAATATGAATACAAAAAAAGAATTAAAAAGCGGTGCATTTTTAGAAATTCAAATGTCTTCGCACGAAAATTGTATGGATTTTATTACTTGTTTAGCAAATGAAATAAAAAAAGTTGATTTAAAATTAGACGATTTAAAAGAAGGATTTAATACAGAAATTTCTGATATTTTCAATCCTATTAAAAATCTATTTTTGAATTTATTGACAAGCAAAGATATTAAAAATTGTTTAGAAAAATTGTTTTCAAAATGTTTATATAACGACAAAAAAATCAATAATGATTTATTTGATAATGATATAAAAGCAAGAGGCGATTATTTTATTATATGTTGGGAGGT